GAGACATTCTAACTTTATAATCTCCTTTACCACCATTGCCTTGCGGACAAAATGCCTTCAGCATTCTTGTGCTTTGCTTTGAAGCGGTGTGGATACTTAAAGTATTGTGTGGATATTGCCCTAACTCCTCTTTAATCCATTTCTTAATTTGCATTCTTAATGAGTCGTTAGCGCCTGCGCCAGTCCATGAATTTACAATCTTTTTACCCTTTTTGATTGGTTTGCGTTCTAAACCAATAAACTTTGCCAATTCGATAAACTCTTTACCATGCCCTTTAGACTGTGGATTATTTGCAAACTGGATAGTGTGACATAATTCATGGATTAAAGTATCAATAACCTCAATAGCGTCATCGATAGTCGGATTAATAAAGATTTGATGATCTATAAAATGCCCGTCATCCTTACTATAATTTGGCTGATATGATCCCATAGCTTTTGAAGTCTTTGGAAACCCAACAGATAAAGCAATGCTTCTTTTATCATCGGGCAATGTAAACCCGTTTTCCTCAAATATTGGCAGAATAATATCTTTTGCTTTTTCAAGATATTGTTCTCTATTAATTGCTTTAATATCTTTCTGCTCTGTTTGATCAAAGCGCTTTGCAATATACTCCTGTAGCTCTTTGCCTTTTAATTCAATAGTTAAGTTACTCATATTTAATACTCCTTATATAATTAAAAATATAAAACTCTCACTAATAATAATATCATACTGTTTAAACATTGTGTTAACTTTTCTTTACTTATTGATGCGCCCAGGGCATAGGGCTATATATTGATTTTCTATTGTAATAAACCACAATATATTGTATAATCGGGATTATCAGGGGCATTTCTACGCCCAAAAACTATTATTCGGACTTATAAAGGGATTTAATATTAAATTCAGATTTATTTTAATATCAATCTAAAACCAATTTATAAGCAATAGTTTAAACATATAAGAATAAAGAATAATTATCAGTCAAGATTAATTGACCGTTTAAACACGCCCTTATTTTTTTAAGATAAAAGGGATTGATCTATTAAATATCATATCGTTTAAACAGAACATTAATATTAATGGCATTCAGTCAAGGATAATTGACTGTTTAAACAGTACATTATTAAGGTTAAAACATGGATGAAAATAAAAAAGACTCAAAAAAGGTTGGGAGACCCGCACACCTTCCAGATTCGGACACCCGAAACAGAGTCTATGAATTAAGTAAAGTAGGAACTAGGTATGAAGATATCGCAACTATGATGTCAATCTCGGCTGACACGCTGACCAAGTACTACAAACCTGAATTACAGAAAGGTCGCATAGAAGCAAATGCTGCTATCGCATCCACGCTCTATGAAAAAGCAAAAGCTGGGGATACCACATCCATGATCTTCTGGCTTAAATCTAGAGCACAGTGGAAAGAAACACAAAAACACGAACATGGTGGAGACCCTGATGGTCAACCAGTGCAAGTAAAAGTAGTGACAGGAATAGATGACTAAATAAATTTAGCCATATAGATGACTAACCCCCACCCCCTTTTTTCTGTAGACTGTTTTTACAACAGCGTTGCAAAACTAGGGTAGTGCAAAAATTATATTAGGAGAAAATTATGGCTTGTAAAGGCAAAGGTAAAAAAGGTTACGGAAAAGGTAAAAGGAAGTAATTATGAATAAAATGCCCCCAGTATCATTAGCAGAAATATTAACAATGATGCGTACACCACAACCATCTGGTTTAGGTCAGGTATCTAACAGAGAGGCAGCAACAATGAATGCTGCATTAAACCCTGAAAATCAAATGTTAGCTAAAATACAAATGATGAGAGCAAATAGCCCATCAGGAGCTGTAGGTAATGTATCTAATGTAGAAATGGCAAAACTAGCACAAGCTATGGCTGCAAATCCAGCACAAACTATGGGTGCATCACCAGCACTATCTCTACCAGCAGCAGAAGGTATGCCTAATTATGCAGACGGTCAAGCACCAATCGCTATTGGTGGTGGTCTTCTTGCAGACGAAGCACAAATGCTCATGAATACAGCATACGATATGTCAGCACCACGAGAAATGCGTATTAATGCAATTAATAGATTAAGAGAATTAGGTTATTAATAATGGCTAAACGAGGGCTATATGCAAACATCCATGCAAAACGCAAAAGAATCGCAGCAGGCAGTGGAGAAAAAATGCGTAAAAAAGGTGCAAAAGGAGCACCCACAGCAAAAGCCTTCAAGCAAGCAGCAAAGACAGCCAAGCCTCGCAGAACTACTAAAAAGCGTGGGTGATTGTGTTTAATAACTGGTCATATCATTGGTATTGGGGTTTTAACTTTGGATTTGAAATATATGAGGGTGAAGTAGACGGCAACCCTGTAGACTATTTTCTCATCAACATCGGTCCATTAAGAATACAGAAAGCGGAGTGGGCGTAATGGCTGTTAAAAAGAAAAAAGTAAACCTGTCTGTAGGCAGAGGTGAAAAACGCTCTGTAAAACAAGGTGCAGGATTAACAGCAAAGGGTCGTGCAAAATATAATCGTGCTACTGGTAGCAATCTAAAAGCACCAGTCACAGGTAAAGTTAAAAAAGGTTCAGCAGCAGCCAAACGCAGAAAATCTTTCTGTGCTAGAAGTAAAGGCTGGACAGGTGAAAGAGGTAAAGCAGCACGCAGAAGATGGAAGTGTTAGACGACAGCCCTTGTACAGGGACTTGTCGTATGAAAGATAATCGTTGTATTTCTTGTAACAGGACATATGATGATTTAGAGCAATGGCTCTATATGTCTCGTGAAAACAGACTAGAAAGAATGGAGCAACTAAAAAAGGAGAGATGACCCTTATGGAATCTCAAAATGTTTTAACAACAGGATACGAGCCTCGTGCTCCGCAGAAACAAATACACCGTCTGGTGAAAAACAACCGATTCTCTGTAGTCGTTGCTCACCGCAGGATGGGTAAAACCGTTTGTGCGATTAACCAACTGATACATTCAGCGTTAAAATCCGAAGACAAAAACCCTAGATACGCATACATTGCACCAACATACAATCAAGCAAAAAGAGTGGCTTGGGATTACCTTCTTGAGTACACCAGACCGCTTGGTGGAAAGGCAAACATTGCAGAACTACGAGTGGACTTTATGGGTCGCAGGATATCTCTTTACGGAGCTGATAACCCAGACTCACTTCGAGGTATCTATCTTGATGGATGTGTTATTGACGAGATAGGTGATGTAAACCCTTCTATCTTTACAGAAATTATCCGACCAGCATTAGCTGACCGACAAGGTTACTGTATTGCAATGGGAACACCGAAAGGTCAAAACCATTTTAAAGACTTGCGTGATCGAGGCGAGGCAAACGATGGTTGGGCATTATTAGAGTTTAAAGCATCAGAAACAGACCTTTTATTAAAAGAAGAATTAAAAGCAGCCTATGATGAAATGGGTGAAGACAAATATATGCAAGAGTTTGAGTGTTCTTTTCAAGCTCCTGTTGAAGGTGCATATTACTCTAAAATCATTCATGATTTAGAAGAAAAAGACAGAATTGTGGAAATAGAACCTGATGGTCTAGCTAGAACATACACTGGCTGGGACTTGGGTATGTCTGATTCTACATCAATATGGGTAGCACAGCTAGTAAACAAAGAAGTGAGGTTAGTTGACTATGTGGAAAATCATGGTGTTGGTCTTGATTATTATGTTAGCTGGCTCAAAGAAAACGATTGGATGTATGCAACACACATTCTTCCTCACGATGTTGCCGTTAGGGAACTCGGTACAGGTAAATCAAGAAAAGAAATGTTGGAAGACGCTGGACTACAAGTAACGATTGCACCAAAATTAAATGTGCATGATGGCATACAGGCAGTCAGACGACTCTTGCCTAGATGCTGGTTTGACCCTGAAAAGGTAAAACAAGGATTAGACGCACTTCGTAACTACAGACGAGTGTATGACGAAAAACGCAGTGTATTTCATGATAGACCATTACACGATTGGTCATCTCATGCTTCCGATGCGTTTAGATATTTAGCAGTAGGATTGGACGAATCTCCTATGGAGACATGGCACAAGCCTATTGAAGTTAATAATAACTGGATTGTTTAAATGAGCGAAAAATTAAAAGCAATATTAGAAAACGAGATAGAAGATGCCATTGGTTATCTGGAAACAGAAACAACCGATGAAAGACAACAGGCACTCGAATACTATCTTGGCGAACCTTACGGTAATGAGGTAGAAGGTAAATCTCAAATCGTAACTCGTGAAGTTGCAGAAGCTGTTGATGGTGCATTACCACAACTCATGCGTTTATTTGGTTCAGGAGATAAAGTTGTATCATTTGAACCAGTCAACGATGGCGACCAGCCTTTTTCTAAACAAGCCACAGAATATGTCAACTGGGTGTTTAATAAAGACAACGATGGCTTTCTTATTATGCACAACTGGTTTAAAGATGCCCTATTACAAAAAGTAGGTGTCGTAAAAGCATACTGGGAAGATAAGATTGATGTTAAAAAGGAAGAATACAAATATCTTTCTGATGACGAACTCGCTGTCATTATGCAAGACCCAGAAGTAGAAGTTGTAGAACAAGAATCAACAGTCATACAAGAAGCTGTGTTTGATGAAATGACAGGCATGGAAGTATCACCTGCTATTTCTACACACAATGTTAAGCTCAAGAAGTCAACTAACAATGGTAAGGTCACTGTAGAAAATGTGCCACCAGAAGAATTCTTAATTAGTAAGCGTGCTAGAACAATTGCTGACTCACCGTTTACTGCACACCGCAAGATGATGACTCGTTCAGAGTTAGTTGCTATGGGTTACGATGAAGATGTTGTTATGTCTTTAACAACTGGTGATGCACTAGAATTTAGTCCAGAACGAATTGCACGATACTCTCGTGGTGAACAACCCACCGACATGGATTCTGATGATGAGTCTATGCAATTAGTAGAAGTATTTGAGTGCTACTTAAAAGTAGATGAAGACGATGACGGTATTGCTGAATACAGACGAGTGGTCTATGCTTCTCATGAAATATTAGAAGAGCATGAATGTGATTACAACCCATTCCATTCTGTATGCCCTATTCCAATTCCTCATAAATTCTATGGTCAGTCTATAGCAGACAGAGCAATGGACTTACAATTAATTAAGTCTACAGTCACTAGACAAATGCTAGACAACCTCTACCTGACTAACAACTATCGTGTTGGTGCAGTAGAAGGTCAAGTCAACCTAGATGACTTACTAACATCAACAGCAGGTGGAGTGGTTCGTATGAAGAACCCTAATGCGATTGTGCCATTAACTGTTCAATCTTCTGCTGGACAGTCGTTCCCAATGTTAGAGTATTTAGATAACATCCAAGCTAAACGCACAGGTGTATCTGACTCACAACAAGGATTAGACCCTAACTTATTACAAAATGTAACAGCCACAGCCGTATCTGCAATGTCATCTGCATCTACTGGTAAACTAGAATTAATTGCTCGTATTTTTGCTGAAACAGGGGTAACCTCACTATTTAGAGGCATCTTACATCTCCTATGTAAATACCAAGATAAAGCTCGTGTGGTTCGTATTAATGGTGAGTTTATTCCTTTTGACCCAAGAGAATGGAAGACTAACTACAATGTGAATATCAATGTAGGTTTAGGCACAGGTCAAAGACAAGAGCAATTAGCAACCATGCAAATGATTCTTTCTAAACAAGAACAAATTATTCAACAGTATGGTTTATCTAATCCTCTAGTCAACATTAAACAATACAGAGATACATTAGCCAAGTTTATCCATATGGCTGGATTCAAAGACTCTACCGAGTTTATGAATGAAATTACACCAGAACAAAATGCAATACTATCTCAACCACAACCAGAGAAACCAGACCCTAATACAGAAGCAGCTAAAGTATTAGCCCAAGTGGAAAGAGAAAAAGCAGCATTAAAAGCACAATCTGATGCAGCTAAAGTTCAGCTAGACAGAGAACAAATGCAATTAGAAGCACAACAAAAAGCATTAGAGTTGCAACAAAAAGAAGTGCAACAAACTACCGACTTGGCATTGAAAGAACTCAAGATTCGTCTAGATGCTGAAAGCAAAGATGGTAAGTTAAAAACAGACCAAACTAAAATGATTATGGATGCACTAGAAAAGATTAACAAAATTGCTACAGGTGGACAGTAATGTTACTTAATTTAGGTCTTAACAGATTAGCACCTAGCCTAGACCCTAGTCTACGCAAAGCACCTAATATTGTTGCTGCACCTAAAAGTAATATAGATGTAAATTCTGTATTAGGTCTTGCACCATCACAATACGAAGGACTACAGTCTGTAGGTGATACTGGTTACTTCTACGGTGATAATAAGATGTATCAACCCTATACACCTAGCCCTGTTTCTTATTACAGAAATACAGTGTTTGGACCAGTTGCAGTAACAGGACAATTTGGTATGCCTTATCAACCATCTTATGGTATTGGTGGTGGACTAGCAGGAGGTGTCTCTGCAAGAGGTGGAGCAGAGGCAGGAACTATTTACAAAGGTGACCAAGCATTTAGACCTGTAAGCGAAGATGTCACAGGTTTTACTAAATCCAAAGGTGAGAATGATATATATGACTATGCACCATCTATGGCATATGTATATGCAAACACACCTAGAACTGCACCAGCACAAACACCGAATGTAACATCATTTCTATCGACCCCAACTGCTATGGCGACACCGACAGGTAACTATGGAGCTGGGAGATATTTAAGTGGACTACTAGGTTCACCAATTTCATACGGACTACCAAATGACCAGACAGGAAGCGATTCGTAACATCCTTCAATCACAAGATTTTTTAGATGTGGTTCAAGAATTACGAGAAAACCAATTAAACAGAATTATCTACTCTAACGAAGACGAAGCTAAAGAACGAGAAAAGGCTTATGTCAGAGTTAAGACGATAGACGAACTTATGTCTACTCTTGAATCTATCGCTAAAGATGGCGAGATAAAAGAGAAAGCATGGAAAATATTATAGACTTTTCTATAATGGCAACCCTTGCCTAAAGGGAACATTAAGGAAATACAATGAGTGAAGAAACCATGACACCAGAGACTGGTAGTGGAGAACTAACTGTGAATGAAGCCGCTGCACAATTTGAAGGCTTTTTATCAGCAGGTGAGGAATCTACGGAACAACCAGAAACTGTTGAAACAGAGCAAGAAGATAGTGCGGACTACGAAGAAGCTGCAGAAGCTACAGAAGATGAAGTTGTTGATGCAGACGATGTAGAAGTTGAAGAAGAAGAAGTAACCGAAGAAGTTGAAGAAGAGGAACTTCAAGAAGAACCTCAACGCTTTACAGTAAAAGCTGCTGGCGAAGAGAAAGAAGTGACCCTCGATGAATTGATGCAAGGTTATCAACTTGGTGCAGATTACACAAAAAAGACTCAAGAAGTTGCTGAACAACGCAAAGCTGTTGAAGCAGAGCAACAAGCAATTCAAGAGGCTAAACAAGTTAGGGATACATATGCTCAACGGCTACAGGCTATTGAACAGTTTTTAACTGGTAATCAAGATAGCCCAGAAGATTTAGCCGCAATGAAGGAAAACGACCCAATAGGATACGCAGTCAAAGTTGCAGAACTGACTGAAAAGAAAGAACAGTTAGCACAAGTCAAAGCTGAACAAGACCGCCTTGCTCAACAGCAACAAGCGGAACAACAGCAAAACATGGCTAAATTTGTTCAACAGGAAGCACAAAAACTTTCACAAGTCCTACCAGAGTTTTCAGACCCCACCAAAGGCGAACAAATCAGAAATGAGATTCGCAATTATGGTAAGAGTGTAGGTTTTAGTGACCAAGAGTTAGCGAATGTATACGACTCTCGTCATGTATTAATGCTACACAAAGCGATGCAATACGACAAACTTCAGAAATCTAAACCAGCCGTTACTAAAAAGGTGTCTAAAGCACCGAAGATGGTGAAGTCTGGAACAAAGGTTAAAGAAGGTAATTCGGATATTCGCAAAAAACAAATGCAAAAGCTGAAGCAAACGGGCAGAGCCGCAGATGCTGCAGCACTTTTTGAAAACTTTATATCATAAGGAAGTGAATAATCATGGCAACATATCAAACCTATCAGTCAATAGGTAATAGAGAAGACCTCACTGATGTCATTTATAACATCTCTCCAACAGACACACCATTTATGTCTTCTGTTGGTAAAACTAAAGCAACTGCTGTTTACCACGAATGGCAAACAGACTCTCTTGCAGCAGCTTCTACAGCTAACGCAGCAGTCGAGGGTGCAGATGCTTCATCAGCAACAATGTCTCCAACAGTTCGTGTTGGTAACAGAACACAGATTTCACAAAAAACTATCCAAATCGCTGGCACATTAGAGTCAATCGATAAGGCTGGTCGTAAATCTGAAAAAGCATATCAGTTAAGTAAAGCATCTGCTGAACTTAAACGAGATATGGAAAAAATCTTATTATCTAACCAAGCTGCTGTAACAGGTGATGCTTCTACTGCTCGTAAATTAGGTTCTTTACAAGCATGGTTAGAAACAAATGTGGATTTAGGCACATCTGGTGTTGCTGGTTCTGATGGTGATACTGCTAGAACAGACGGAACAGACCGTGCATTTACAGAAACAATTCTTAAGAGTGTTGTTAAGTCTTGCTACGAAAACGGTGGTAACCCATCAGTTTTAATGGTAACTCCAACACAAAAACAAGTTGTTTCAGGTTTCGCAGGTATCGCAGAACAGCGTTACCAAGCTCCATCAAACGCTCCTACAACTATCGTTGGTGCTGCTGATGTTTACTTATCAGACTTCGGTACATTATCTGTTGTTCCTAACAGATTCATGACTGGTGAAGCTGACGGTGGCGAACAAGCATTTGTTCTTGACCCAGAGTATGCAGCTATTGCTTACTTAAGACCATTTGCTACAAACGAGTTATCAAAAACTGGTGACTCTGAAAAAACTCAACTTTTAGTTGAATACACACTAGAAGTTAAAAACGAAGCAGCTCATGGTATTGCTGCTGACTTAACAGAGTAATAACGGATAATTCCCCTCTACGGAGGGGATTACCCTTTTAGGATTGTTATGGCAAAACTATTAGAAAAAGATAATGTAAGACAAAAGGTTGCACACAATACTGACGATGGTGAGATTGTAATTGCAACAGAACAAGATGTATCAAACATCATTGAACAGAACAAAAAAGAATACAACGCAACAAATGGTCGTTGGGGTGAAGATGTATTTGACAACAAGATTGCATCAATTCCACTGACTGTCGTAGATGATTTAAACAAGCTAAACATCATGCGTGGATTTCATGTGATTGACCAAAAGAAATTCAAAGCATGGCTAAACAACCCAGACAACAGATTCTTTAGAACAAGACAAGGTAAAGTATAATGGCATTTACTAGCTACTCAACATTAAAAACTACGATTGCAGACTATCTTGCTCGTACAGATTTAGATACCAAGATACCTGACTTCATTCGTCTTGCAGAAGAAAGACTGCGTAGAGAATTACGCATCAGACAAATGTTAAAAGTAGCTACTGCTGATACTACTGCAAATGATGCCACTGTGTCATTACCAAGTGATTTTCTTGCAATGAAAGAAATGCACCTAGACACAACTCCAGTATCCACTTTGACTTTTCAGACTACATCTAATTTCTTTAAAAATGCAAGAGTAACAGATACAGGCAAACCAGTGCATTACACACTACTAGGCAGTGAGTTTCAATTTGCACCAAAACCTGATTCTGTATACACATTAAGAATGGTGTATTACTACAAACCTGATTTACTATCAGACAGTAATTCATCCAACCTATTTCTAGTTAATGCTCCTGACTTACTCTTATATGGTGCATTAGCAGAAGCCGAACCTTATCTCATGAATGATGAACGACTAGGAACATGGGCTCAACTTTATGAGAGAGGGTTACAAGCATTAAGAACAAGTGATGATGATGCAGAGTATCCATCAGCACCTATGGTAATAACATTAACAGAATAAGGAATTTACTATGGCAGAAATGTCCGATTATTTAGAAAATGCGATATTAAACGCAACTTTAAACGCAACAGATTACACAGCACCATCAGCACCATATGTATCACTACATACTGCTGATCCAACAGATGATGGTTCAGGTGCAGAATTATCAGGTGGTGCTTATGCAAGACAGTCAGCATCATTTGCTACTGCTTCAGGCACAGGTGGTTCTGTATCTACAGATGCTGATATTACATTCCCTACAGCAACTGCTTCATGGGGAACAGTAACACACATCGGTATTTGGGATGCTTCTTCTGGTGGTAATTTGTTATACCACACAGCATTGGACTCAAGCAAAACTATCGATAATGGTGATATTTTTAAAATCACTTCAGGCAACTTAACAGTTACATTAGCGTAAGGATAGATAATGGCACTAGTCGTTAAAGACAGAGTCCAAGAAACTACCACAACTACTGGCACAGGCACAGTTACACTTGCAGGTGCAGTTACAGGTTTTCAAAGTTTCTCTGTAATCGGTGATGGTAATACTTGTTACTATGCCATTACATCAGGTAATGACTTCGAGGTAGGACTTGGCACATACACAGCATCAGGCACTACTTTATCTCGTGATACTGTATTGGAATCTAGCAACAGTGGTAGTAAAATAACACTTGCAGGGACAAGTAATGTCTTCGTCACCTACCCTGCTGAAAAGTCAGGACACAAAGATTCTACAAACACCATCTACTCTGAACAGGTTGGTGCATCTAACGGACTCTTTGTAAACTCTAAAACAGTGAGTGCTGATTTCACAGTGCCTAACAACTACCATGCGTTATCGGTTGGTCCAGTAACAGTAGATTCAGGTGTATCAGTGACAGTGCCTAGTGGTTCTAATTGGAAGGTTATCTAATGGCAACAACAATAAATTCTAATACAACAGATGGTGTAATCATAACACCTGACACCAGTGGTGAAATAGAACTACAAGCAGATGGTGTAACCAAAGCTAAAATTACTGCTAATGGATTACAAGATAACAATGGTAACTCTCTGCGTGGTGGTAGCTATCGTAATCTCGTTATCAACGGAGATATGAACATAGCACAAAGAGGAACATCTACAACTGGAATTACAGGTACTGGATATTATACAGTTGATAGGTTTAGTGTAGCAATAAGTGGATTGGGAACATGGACACAAACACAGTCAACAGATGTGCCAACAGGACAGGGTTT